ATGCCCAGCATAGTCACAGCCGCACAGTTGCGATCAGTGCTGGGCGTGAGTGAATCCTTATACAGTAACGATTATCTCAACGAAATCATCAACACTAGCGAGGCAGTAATCCTGCCAATGCTGGTTGCTAACACTTCAGCGGTCAATGCATACAAGCTGACAGCAAATGTCGCTACCTATTACACCCAGCGCCAGCATTATTTTGTCGCGGGTCAATCTGTCATCGTTGCCGGGCTTCCAGCTCCATTTAGCGCGACAGTGACAGTCACAGGCAAGCACACAAACACTGATGCAATGAACAATCGCTTTTACTTTACAGCTGCAATCACAAACGCGGATGTGACACTACGCGACATCATTCCAGCTGGTACTGCAACACTTTCAGGCTATTCAGCCGCTCAAATTTATGCAGGCAACGATGCAATTGAATCGGCAATCCTGGCGGTATCAGTTGAAGTATTCCAGTCACGCGTAGCAGCTGGCGGCCAAATTGAAGGCGTAGATTTTGCCAGCACCCCATACAGAATGGGTCGCAGCTTGACCAACCGCGTATCGACCTTGCTTATGCCATTCCTTGATGTCGAGACAGTGGTGCAGTAAATGCCAGCATCGACTTTGGCTAATACACGATCCACACTGGCGGCCGCATTTAATTCACTAGCTGCAACGAGCTATGCCTTTGTGCCTGAATCGCCAATTCCGCCAGCAATCGTCATAGTGCCATCATCGCCATACCTAGAACAGCAACTTATCAACAAAGCAACCATCAAGGTCAAGGCAAATTTTACAATTACTGCAATCGTTGCGTATAACAGCAATCCTGCATCCCTGGACAACTTGGAGCAGCTAATCATGGGAATTCTTGCGGCTATACCCGCAGGATATGTGGTGGGGAATGTAGATAGACCCACACCACTAGAAGTCGGTGCAAGCACAATGCTTACAGCTGACATCAATGTATCAACGACCTACACACAAACAAACTAGGAGCAAAAGTGGCTACAACGATCATCACGGGTCGCGATCTAACTTTGACGATCGCTTCCACTTCATACGATGCGCAGGCAACTAGCGCAACACTTGCAAACTCACCAACCATCGAGACATATCAAACACTCGATGGCAAGGCATACAAGCACATCGATGATCAATGGACATTTGATGTGTCAATGCTTGCAGACTGGGGCGCTTCAGGATCGCTATGCGAGGCGCTTTGGACAGCTTGCGAAACTTCACCAAATACCACTTTGGCGGTATCACTGACAGCTGTATCGGGCGCGGTCTTTGCGTTCAATGTAATGCCAGTGTTCCCAGCGGTAGGCGGCACAGCACCTGATGCACAGACAGTGGATTTATCATTCACAGTCGTAGGCACACCAACCGAAACATTTAGCTAAAACTAGACAGCGGGAGCAAAAATGAAACTACCAATCACAATTGAATTCAATTCGGGCGAGGTTGCCACATTTGTGGCAGCCCCACCTGAATGGGTGAAGTGGGAAAAGCAAACAGGTCACATCATCAGCCAGGCACAGGAAAAGATAGGTTTAGCCGATCTTATATTCCTGGCATATCACGCTATGAAGCGCGAGGCAGCTGGTAAGCCTGTCAAGCCAATCGATGTGTGGACTGAAACAGTCGCAAATGTCGAGGTAGGCGATGCAAACCCAAAAGCTACCCAGTCGGAAGCCTAAGCCGAACCCTTTGGGATTTGGCAATTGCTACAGGATTACCGACTAGCGAATTCGCAAGCGCCGAGGATGTACTGACAGCGCTAGAAATATTAGAGGGGCGAGCAAATGGCAAATGAGGGCATCAGCTATGACAAGGCTGAACTTCGCGCCATTGCTCGATCCTTTAAGGCAATGGATGAGGAAGCACTTGACCAAGCAAAAGCCAAATCAAACGCCCTTGCCGAATTTGTATCGGATAAGGTTAAGAGTGCAGCACGCCAGGCGCGATCCATCCCTAAGGTATCAACTCGAATCGCTGACGGCTCAAAAGTTTCTAAATCATCCAAGTTCGGCGAAATCTCCTATGGATTCGCGGCTCAAAAATTCAGCGGTGGTGCGACCACACGCGACCTTTGGGGCGGGGCAGAATTTGGCTCGAATAAATTTAAGCAGTTCCCAGTATGGTCTGGTCGTGAGGGTCGCGGTTCGCGTGGATGGTGGATATATCCAACTTTGCGCAGTGTTCAGCCTGAAATCATCAAACGATGGGAAGAAGGATTTTCCGAGATAGTTAAGAGGTTCGATTAATGGCAGGCAGTAGAACACTCAAGCTGACCATCCTGGGCGATGTAGATAACCTTAATAAATCGCTCAAAACCGCAACAGCGGATGTCGATACCTTTGGCGATAAAATGTCAAAAGCTGGCAAAGTCATCGGCACTGCATTGGCTGCCGCAGCCGCAGCCGCTGGCGCTTATGCTGTCAAAATTGGCGTTGATGGCGTTAAGGCAGCACTGGATGATGAAAAAGCCCAGCGCATTTTGGCTAAGACTTTAGAAAATACAACAGGCGCAACAGTTGCCCAGGTCAAGGCCGTTGAGGATTACATTACTCAAACATCGCTTGCAATTGGTGTCACTGATGATCAGCTGCGCCCGGCCTTTTCGAGACTTGTGCGCTCCACAAAAGATACTGAAGAAGCTCAAAAACTGCTCAATCTTGCGCTTGATATAAGTTCAGCAACAGGCAAACCATTAGAAGCAATCGCCAATAGCTTAGGCAAGGCCTATGACGGCAACACAAACGCCCTGGGTAAATTAGGGCTAGGCATCGATCAAAGTATTCTTAAAACAAAAGATTTTAATTTAGTTTATGAAAATCTGCGCACATCATTTAAGGGATTTGCCGAGAATGAAGCGAACACATTCCAGGGCAGATTAGATCGCATGAAAGTCGCTTTTGATGAAGCCAAAGAATCTATTGGTTTTGCGCTTTTGCCTATTTTGGAAAAGCTGATGAAGTTTATCAATCAAGTTGCCCAGCCAGTCCTTGATGCATTAAATGGCGGCTTTGGCGATAGTAACGGCCTAGCATTTTACATTCAGTATGTGTCAAAAGTTATTTCAAGCATTTTTATCCCAGTATGGAATGGTTTAGTTAAGGCTTTCAATAGCATAAAAACTGCCATTGGAGATAACCTAGAGACATTCAAAGAATTTGGCGGCTATATCAGCACATATCTAGCGCCAGTCATCGGTACAGTTTTGGGCGGCGCTTTGCAGGTTGTAGGCAAAGTGGCAAGCGGTGTCATTGATGTAATTGCTGGTGTTATCAAAGTAATCAACGGCCTTATCGGCGGAGCTATTGATGGAATCAATGCCCTTATCCGCGCCTATAACGCAGTGCCATTATTGCCCAACATTCCAACAATTAGCAAGCCAACTTTGAGTGCGCCATCAGTATCAAGCACATCAGTAGCCGCACCTTCAATTCCTGAACTGCCAACAGTGTCAATCCCAGCCACTACTGGGAGTGGCACATCAACAGGATCATCATCAGGCATGAAAGCAGTTGCAGCTACATCAAAGGCCATAAACGATGCGACCGCTAACCTTGTGCCGACAGTCACCATCGGTGGCGTGCCAGCTGGTTATTCACAGGAAATCTTTAAGCCGACAGTCACCATCGGTGGAGCGCCTGCGGGATATGTAAGTAATGCAGCGCCACCTATTACAGTCAATATCGGCGTGGCAGGCGATCCTGAAGGCGTTGCACGCCAGGTGGTCGATGTCATCAACACTTCATATTATCGCGGTGGTCTAGGGGCACAGGCGTACAAGCTATGACCCAGTGGACACCCGAATGGCAATTAAGCATCAATAGCGTTGATTACACAAACATTACCCTTGCAAATCTGACTATCACTTCAGGCCGCACTGATATTTACAGCCAGCCCCGCGCTGGATATGCCAACATCGAAATCATCAATTTAGATTTGACCCCTATCACCATCGATGTCAATGATGGCTTATCAATCAAGGTCAAAGATTCGACAGGTACATTTGTGAATATCTTTGGCGGCAGCGTTACCGATTCACAGGTTGAAGTCACATCAACTGGCACAGGCGGTATCAATGAATCAATCCGAATCACAGCTTTAGGATCACTGGCCAAATTAACTAAAACGCTAACCGAGGGCGTGCTGGCAAAAGACTTTGACGGGGATCAGATTTATGCCGTATTAGCTGACACATTTTTTAATACATGGGCTGAAGTGCCAGCGGCAACTACCTGGGCAACATATAACGCCACAACCACATGGGAAGATGCCGAAAATTCAGGCGTGGGCGAAATCGACCGACCTGGACAATATGAGTTAGCAGCTCGATCTAGCAGCTTGACAGATATTTATTCGCTGGTTTCTGCCCTGGCTACTTCAGGGCTGGGCTATTTGTACGAAGATGCCCAAGGGCGTATCGGGTACGCTGATGCACTACATCGCGGCATATACCTAGCAAATAACGGCTATACCTTGCTAAGTGGCAACCATGCCCTATCGCGTGGGATTCGCACTATTCGCCGTTTAGGCGATTTGCGCAACAATGTGACCATCACATACAAAAACGGCCAGCAAGAGTCGGCCATCGATTTGGATTCTGTCGATCAATATGGCGCACAGGCCGAAAACATCAGCACCACGCTCGAAAACACTGCCGATGCTTTGTCTCAAGCTGAATTTTATTTGGGAATCCGAGCATGGCCACAGGATGTATTTGAGTCAATTACCTTTACCCTGGGTAATTCTGAACTTGATGATAGCGATCGCGATTCGCTTCTCAATGTGTTCATGGGCTTGCCACTAGACATCACAGATTTGCCAGCCAATATGGTCAATGGCCGATTCCAGGGATTTGTCGAGGGCTGGACTTTTAGGGCTGGATATAACCGCCTAGACATCACACTCAATGTGTCACCTACAGCGTTCAGCTTGCAATCAATGCAATGGCTGGATGTGGGTGTCACAGAGACATGGAACACACTATCAAATACACTTGACTGGAATGAAGCCATCATCGTGGCATAAGGAGACAGAATGGCAACGACAACAAACTTTGGGTGGGAAACGCCTGACGATACCGATTATGTCAAGGATGGCGCGGCTGCGATGCGCACGCTTGGCAACAGCATCGACACATCATTTGTCGATTTAAAAGGTGGCACATCAGGCCAAATTTTATCAAAGGCATCAAACACCGATTTGGATTACACATGGATCAACGCAAATCCTGGTGACATCACAGCCGTAACGGCTGGCACTGGTATCAGTGGCGGTGGCACATCAGGTGATGTGACAATCACTAACTCAATGGCAACGGCCATAGATGCTAAAGGCGATCTCATCGCTGGTACTGGCGCAGATGCTTTTAGCCGTTTAGCGGTTGGCTCAAACAATCAAGTTTTGACAGCTGATTCAACAACTGCAACAGGTTTAAAATGGGCTACGGCTGCGGGTGGAGATTCAGGGCCATCCTTTTCTGCCTATTTAAGTTCTGGGCAATCGATAGGTGCTGGAACTTTTACTAAAGTTCAGGCAAATACAGAGGACTGGGATACCAATTCTGCATACGACACATCAAATTATCGTTTTACACCGCAAACTGCGGGTTATTATGTGGTGAGCGTTAATGGTTATGTAAGCCTCGGTTCACCTGATGACAGTGGAATTATGTATCTCCATAAAAATGGTTCAGGATACAAAATTACTGCCGGCATGACTAAGCCGTATGGCGGCAACAGCGCATATTATGGCGGTTCGACACAGGTATATTTAAATGGTTCAACTGATTACATTGAAATGTACGCATATTTCAATAACGCTACTCGCACAGTGCCTTCAGGTAGCACAAACTTTCAATTTGCCGCATCACTAGTGAGGACAGCATAAAATGACACTATTTGAACAAGTAATCGCCGCCTATCCTGAATTGGCAGAAAATAAAGATGCTTTTTTAGATGGCACAATTCGACTTCAAAATGATTCTGATGGCACTGGCGATTACATTGCCGCATGGAATTACTCAAAGTCAATTCCTGAATCATTGACGGAATACGATCGCACATGACATACCCAGTCGGCACAGCACCCCAGGCAATTGCAATTGCTTTGGGTGAAGTTGGATATGTCGAAGTGCCTGACAATCTGACCAAATATGGAGAATTTACAAAGGCCAACGGCCTACCCTGGTGCGGTTCATTCTGCAACTGGGTATTGGCACAAGCTGAAGTTAAAGCGCCATCAGTAGTTAGCACAGCTACAGGCGCACACAAATTTAAGGACATCGGCCGCTGGAATGAAACACCACAGTTGGGCGATTTGGCGTTCATGGACTTTCCGCATGATGGCGTAGACCGCATCAGTCATGTGGGCATCGTGGCAGCAATCGATGGCAAGGTCATCACCTGCATCGAAGGCAACACATCAGGAACTGGCGATCAACGCAATGGCGGCATGGTGATGATCAAGCAGCGCACCATCGGCAAAGAGATCGTGGGATTTGGTCGGCCTAAGTA